TGTAGTTCTCAGCTATTCTGACAAGCGCCACATCCTGCCCATCCCTCAGTTCAAGAACATCCACCTTCGAGAAGTCAGGGACCGGGAGTGTACTCCATACTCTATAATCTTTAAATGTATATACAATATTACGCTTATTCAGATAGTTCCTGACTCTGTCCAGAAGACCCTCAGGAATATATCCTACCTGTTCGCCATCCACCTCGTGCGTGTAATACATTGTTTCCTTACGCATCTTAGGCTTGCCTCCGGAAGGGCTGAACTCCCTGCGCCAGAAAAAGAGCTCCCCCTCCAGCTCAGGCATCCAGGGTCTTATCATCAGAAGGTTTCCAGATAGACTCAGTTCCATTTTACTACTCCTTTGTTTTAAACTTCAATTACATAGTCTGCAATATTTGTTATCTTCTCTTCGTGCGTTGCCACTATCATCTGAATATCCTTTATCTTCAAGTACTCCTTGACAAGACTGAATGTCTCAGCCAGATAGTCCTTAGAGTCAGAATCCATATGATTAGTAGGTTCGTCAAATATTATCATGTTTATCTTAGAAGCAAGCATTTCTGATATAGCTAAACGAAAAGCGATAGTTAATAACATCCGCTGTCCACCTGATAAGTCCGAAATACTAACTTCGGGATTATCCGGGAACGAGCAGACGACAGCGAGATCTTCATTGATACTAATACAGAAAGGTTGTTTAAAGACATTAAGATATTTACCGACCAATCCGGTCAGTATACCTCTATATGCCGATATCATCTTTCTGGGAAAGTTATCAACGTGCAATACTTCACGCACATTTCTGAGAAAGCCACGATATTCTTCGCACAGCCCTCTCAATTGTATATAACCTTCCTTCTCTATTAGCTGCTTATTAAGCATCTCAATTTCTTTCTCTTTACCTGCCAGCTCACTTGCTGCTGACATTATAAGAGAATCTCTAAGTTCTTCATAATCTTTAATGAATTTTATATCGGAGGCACTTATTTCAGTGTGTCCTTTATCTATAAGTTCTTTCAGATTACGTTGATCTATTTCTATCATCATTTTTAATTGGTGTATTTCTTCAACCAATTGTTTTCTAAGCTCTTCTGTATTGGAGAATGCTTCCGCTTCTCCTACTTTTTCCAGATATTCCTTCTCATTGAAATTTTCTACCATGGTAGATAATTCAACAAATATTTTTTCTTCTCTTGTACTCTGCTCCGTTAAGGAGTCATACATCTGTCTATTCTTTAGATAAGTTTCCATCTCACCGGAAGCTTCCTGTTTAGCTCTTTTCAAATGAGAGACAAACCTCTCAGAAGTTTCCATCTCACCACATAATACAGCCAGTTCCCCATCTGGAAGACTTGCTTCCTGATCGCATGTAGAACAGACACCTCTTGAAAACGCTTCGTATTTCTGTTTGTAATGTATAGCGTTCTTAACAGCTTCCTCCAGCCCTTCTTCGGAAAAAGCATCCGGCTTTTCAATGAAACCTACCTTTACTAATTCTTCCTGTATACCGAGAAGTCTTCTACCGGCATCCATAGCCTTCGTATACGTGCTGTACACAGCCCTCTCGGCTTCTGTTACGATTACCGTATCTCCACACCCCTTTAGATCGAGCGCCTTCTGCTGATGCTTAGAAGCCAGTCCTTGGATATCAGCTTCTATACCTTCTACAGCATCTTCCCATTCCTTCTTTGTATAGGATACAGATACCTGTGTAAGATTCTCGTATCTCTCTTTGAACTGAGCGAGTTGATCTCTGTGTCCAAGTAAGGTACCTCTGAGAAGATTCGCCTCCAGTTTAAACAAAGCTATGTTTTCCCCGATAGACTGTACTTCTTCTGAGAAATCCTGATACGTATCTACCTGTCCGCTTAAAGACTGCAGTAACTCTCTGATCTTCTCGAAACGAAGATACCCGAACAGTCTGCTGTATTCCTTAAGACGTTCCATGTTGTTACCGAAAATAAGTTTCGTAGTCCCTGTCTGAGACATGAAACTGGATAACGTCAATAGTCCTGCATCCGCCTGTAACAGCTCTGATATCTTTTTATTGATATCCGTAGCTTTATTAGCAGATAATTTAGTATCGTCTATTTTCCAGGACATAGAAGCAGAAGCATTATGCATGTTACGCTTAACAGTATATTCAACTGTGTCCACTTCGAATAGTAATTCGATAAATCCTTTTTCAGTACCCCACTTAAGCATGCCTGAACGTGTCTTCTTTTCTGTGAGGCTTTCTCCGGTAAGCGAATAGAATATTGCGTTCAGCAGATTCGATTTACCAGCCCCGTTACAGCCCGTTAATACTGCCAGACCCTTTTCGAAAGTAATCTCTCTATCGGAGTATTGGCAGTAATTAAACAGGCGCAGCTTTTTTAATTTCATCTTGTATTCTTTCCAAACGTTCTATAAACGCTTTATTTATATTCTCCAGAATAACCTGATAATTTCCATCGGTTAATCCCAGAATCGTTTTATACTCCAGACTGTGTTCATCGATACATTGTTTAAGAATATCTTCCGTAGATGCAGCTATACTTACTTCCACCTCTGAAACATCGGGAACCTCTGCAGTCACAGCTTCTATAAACAAGTGGCATCTGGATTTAAACTTGGAGAGTTTTCTGATAAGCTCGATAAGTTCCGAAGCATATCTTATCCTGACCAGAGGCCATTCGTCCGGAGATTTATCCTCCAGATATTTAAGACTTTCCAGATATTCCAATACCCCCTGTATATCTTCTTCCTTTTCGATAACCAGCTTTTTAATAGGTCTGGATACCGGAGTACTGATATGCATGAAAGCAGTGCCGTCGTATTGTATGTACGTTCCGGGAGGCTCTGCTATATTACAGGGGTGTGTGGCTCCGGGAGACACAATAGATACACCGGCGCTGTTATCCCGCTTGTCGGGAACATGAATGTGTCCTGATACTACCGCTTCCAGAACAGACCCGGGTACATCCTCTATACTTAAAGAGAATGTGTCGAAGGGACTTAAATGTCTGAAAGCCTGATGTATTACCAATATATCGCACTCAATTTCACCGTCAATACGGTTCAGCTCGTCAATGATCTTTGTGCCCGGAGTGTAGTCCAGCCCGCACACCTTTCGTCCTTCTATATCGTATACCTTCTCTGTTAAGTCCAGAGCTCCGCAGATATGCATCCAGGACAGCCCGCAACATAAATCGTGATTCCCCTGTACCGCATATACTGGAATACCTTTTTCTCTGAAACAATTGATAACATCCGTCATATGCTGTACATCTTCCGGAGACGGTTTCGGTGTATTGAAATTATCTCCACAGAATATAACAGATCCGGGCTGGTCTTTAGATAAAATATCAGCCGTTATACTATCCAGTGCCCTGTATGAATCTCCCTTTATAAGCGGACGATGTACATACATTCCTCCGGATAGATGTGCATCCGAGATAAACCATATCATGAGTTAATAACCTCTATTGGAATATTGTTTGAAATAGCATACCGTATAGCACCCGGTCCGAAAACAATAGAAGCCAGTTCGTCACCTCTTACAATACTTCTGTTTCCTGTAAGTTCTTCGTTACGGTATAAATAATTGTTATACTGATAACCTGTAGAACGATAAAATGTATAGTGGCCTGAACTTAGTTTAATAACATTCTCTGTATTTGATATATATAGACCCCTGTCTAAGGAAGTTCTTAATTTTAACAGATACTTCACAGGTACCCCACATAAAGGACATGTTATCTTAAATCCGACTAAATCCCCCGGATTGCTTCTAATCAGACACTGTATATTTGAACTGGCAATATTTCTAATATAAGAGTGTTGTCCTCGAGCACAGTCGTGTAATATAGTATTATAAAACCCCCGATTATTCATTATAAATTCAGTCCATTTTTCCCAGGTAAAATTAATCTCGCCTGTATTAGATACCAGATAAGGATAATGGGCTGTTAAATCGTATGTAACTCTAGCCCTGTACTTTTCTCTGGGTTTATGATTGTATCTAATATATAAAGGTCTTAAAGGAGGAATTCTTACACTATTAAGACAATCCCAGGATTTATACTGTGTATGATTACCTCTAGCTAAATATACGTTAAACATCTCTAATCCGTTAAACACAGTTTGTACCGCTCTTTGAGTACGCTGTCTATCATTTGCTTCTACACTTGTATATATATGTGCTCTGTCTAAAATTATCCTATGAGAATTATCTAACTGTGTATTACTCAGCTTATTGTCATGATGAAACTTTGATAAATAATACAGATCACCCTTCTTTGTATCACTGTCTGCTTCTAACATATATTCATTACTTTTTATTTTTCTAACTCTTCGCTCAATACTTGTCATATTACTTCCTCTCTTTTTTTGTTAAGTTTATATATAGTATATATATAAAGGGCTGTGCTTTTTAACTTCTCCCCCCTGCTGATATGAGAGAATCGAAGCGCCCCAAGCGCGGAGATTCTCGACAATATCATGTCTATATATATTACATATATAGCCGTATTTTTAATACTACAGTTTAGAATACCCTTATGAGTATTTGGGGACGTAGTCCCCCAAATACGAATATTTCTTTTTTGCTACTTTTTTCTTTTGAAATAATACATCTTGTAAAATACTATTATTATCCCTGTTGTTAAAAAAGATATATTAATAAACTACACAATCTCTCATACAGCCCTTCTAAGCACCCTCTGAGAAGACTTAACACAGTTCCTGATAACAGTATAGGGTCTGTCCATTAAATAGCTTAGAAGGGCTGTTACGGCCATGTCTGTTTTAGTTCTTTTTTCCGAATATTTTAACAAACTTATTAAGATATACTCTCGCTAAGTCAAAAAACTTTATTACACCTACCACTACAGCTCCCACCCATATAATAGGTCCTGATATAAATATTCCCATTACATATTCATATCTTGCTTCCCACTTATCAATGTAATTAGCAAAAAAAGACAATCCTAGAAAAGACCATAGAAGGCCTAATATTAATAATAGTTCAAACATAATAGTTTCCTTTTTGGTTTTTATTGGAAAGAAAAAACGAACCACCGGCAGGTATTATTAGAAACAATACCGATCAGCCTGGAGAGAGGGAGAAATTGACTGATATACCGGTGATTCGCAAAATGTACTACTGATTGATGACAATACTTATGTTAACTTCTTTATGCATTGTCTGTTTACGGGCTTCGGGTTTTTCGAGATCAGCTGTTTTATCCTCTGTAGGTACAGGTGTACCCCCTTGGAATTGTTTTATCAGCTCACACAGCTTTGAAAATGAGTTTTCGTTACTCATCGTCTGTAGAAACAGTAAGTCCACGTTGATCCGCAGCCCGTGGCAGGATCTCGTCTAACTGTTCTGTGTAAGGTCTCTTTGTGGATTTCAATTCTTCCAGGTTATACCTGTCCGTTTCAGAAGGATAGGCGAAATCCAGCCCTTCCCTTCTCATTGCTTGTCTACTGTTGGTACTCATTGTTACTCCGATTGGTTACAAGTTAATATACCGCATCTTTCCGCGGATTGCTTGCCATAGTGTCCAATCATAAAGTAAAATTCATTCTAAAATTTCATTAAATCTAAAAAGTTTAGCAGATAAACCTCTGCCAGGTAGTTTATTATGCCAAAAAAACAGCTTTTTTTTAGCATGCGCTTGTATTTCCCGGAAGGGCTGATATATTGTTTCACATGTCAGAATTATCCACACAATTTAAACAAACTTTACAGGGATATCATAGCGGAGCATACAATTCCTACCTCCCAATGCTTCCATATCTGCAGTTAGACGGTAAGCCTATGACTCTTAATCTGCATTATCCACTGGAACCCTTCTTTAAACTTACAATGCCTCGTAGGGTAGTGTTTATGGTGGCCCGGCAGTTGGGAAAAAGTATATCGCTTGCTTCCAGAGGTCTTTTAGACAGTGCAATGATACCTAATTTCCATACTTTATACATTCAGCCCCGTTATGATCAGATAAAAAGGTTCTCCACTAACTATGTAGGGCCTATTATCAAGGAAAGTTACCTCGGTAGGGTGTTCGAAGACCCAACCAGAGAGCAATCTATCCTGCAGAAGAGCTTTAGAAACGGTTCTAACATGTATTTCTCGTATGCTTTCCTAGATTGTGAGCGTTGTCGTGGATTTGCGGCAGCTAAATGTTTAGCGAAAGGTACTTTGATACAGGGGACTCCTATAGAAGATTTAAAAATAGGGAGAATCCTTGAATCGGTCACTAATGAAGGATATATTATACATAATAAAGTCCAGAGAGTTGAAAAAACAGGGGTAAGACCTTGTTTTCGTATAACTTTAAATACTGGACATACTTTAACATGTACAATAGATCATAAATTATTCAGCGATGTAGGTTGGATAACTATAGAGGAAATGGTGACTCATGCTTTCAGAAAAACAAAGACAGATGTTGTTGGGAACTCTTCTAGGGGACGGACATTTACAAATAGGAAGTTTAAAGAAGAAAACTTGCCGTTATCAATCAGCGCACGGATGGATTCAACACGACTACAATACCCAGAAATACATAATAATGAAAAATTATTTAACTCCGAGACAATTGGGGCTGGGAGAACCACAGAAAGTCGAGAACAGGGGGTTCGGGGAATGGTCCAGTCGATGGGGCACGACAACCAATACGGATTTGTTCTTTTTACACGAACTGATACACCTCCCTGGAAAGAAAAAGAAGACGATATCTCAGGAATGGTTAGACTTGATAACTCCCGAAGGGCTGATGTGGTGGATATGCGACGACGGGAGTTTGCGAACAAAAGATCGACGATCTATACAGATACATACCGAGGGATTTCAAAAAGAAGAGGTAGAGCTCCTTTCAAAATGGCTCTATCAAAAATTCGATATAGAAAACAATGTTGTTCCTATAAAATCAAGAAGAAATATAGGGAAATATTATTATATTCTATGTTTATCTGTTCTAGGAACCAGAACCTGCGTGGATTTAATTCGGGAATTTACTCCGAAATGTATGAATTACAAGATAGATTATCGAAAACTACTCTGCGTAGAATGTGGGACAGAGATACAGAGCAACAACAAGACATGTTCCGAAAAATGTTTTACCGACCATCATATAAAAAGGACGGCTATTTATACTCAGAAAAACCAGAAGAGAATAAACAAAAGAAAGAGGGAATATTATGCCTCTCATCCGGAAATGAAAGAAAAGAAGAGACAATATATACAGGAGTATTTAAAGGATCCTCAGAAAAGAGATCTCCACAATGCTACTCGAAGGAAATGGAGACATTCAAAAAAGGGAGACCCTGTATACGAACAAAAACTAAAAGAGGAACGGAAATTTTATTATCAAAGATTGAAAGAAGATCCAGAAAAATACAACAAAAGAATAGATCATCACAATGCTTGGCGTCGAGAAAAACGAGTCAAAGGGGATACCTCCGAGACGGATTATACCAGGGAATGGAGAAAACGAAACAAAGAGAAAGTAAAGATTCAAAAGCAGAATCAGTACAAGAAATTAAAGAAACGTATGGAGGAGGATCCTCAATACAGACAGGAATTTTTAGCTCGGAAGAGGGAAAATTATCACAAGGGGAAAGAATCTCTTCAAAAGGGAAAGTGATTTCTATTGAATATGTGGGTATTAAAGATGTGTATGATATTCAAATGGAAAAACAACCTAACTTCTTTAGTAACAACATCTTAACTCATAATTGTTGCTTTGACGAGATTTCTGACATACAATACGACTTTATTAGTACAATAGGTGAGGTTTTAAGTGCCCAGACCGAATATGGATTTTATCAGTTTACCGGAACCCCTAAAACTATCGATAATACGCTGGGTGTTCTGTTTTCAGACAGCTCTCAGGCGGAATGGATCATCAGATGTGGGTGCGGTAAACATAATATACCTAGTCTGGACCATGATTTATTACGGATGATAGGAAAGAAGACCTGTATCTGCGCTAATAAGAAATGCGGTAAGCCTCTGGATATAAGTACAGGAGAATATGTGCATGCGTACCCCGATAGACAGCATTCGTTCGCCGGATATCATTTATCGCAGATAACACACCCTCTGCATGCTGAATTTCCTCTTAAATGGAGTGAGATGCTTTATAAGAGGTCTACTTATCCGGAAGCTAGATTTAATAACGAGGTATTAGGGGTCCCGTGTGATGAAAATGTTAAACCTCTGACAGTAATGCACCTTAAACAGGCTAGTAACGGGCTTATCAATGATTACTCCAAGGCTGTTAAAGAACGTAAGAAGTACGATGCTGTAGTTATGGGAGTGGACTGGAGTGGATACGGTGCAGATAGTATATCGACAACGACAGTAGCTGTAATAGGTATAATACCCGGAAGCGAAACGGTACACTGTATATATGCTGAGAGATTTAAAATAGGGATAAAACCAGAAGACGAAGCTAAGAAACTTATTGAATATGCTTACCAGTTCGAGATAACATATTTTGCACACGATTTTTCAGGGGCTGGAATGATAAGGGAAGCCACAATAGTCCAACGGGGATACCCCGTGGAGCAAATAGTACCCTTCCAAATCGTCCACGCCCCTGTTAACACTAGTATCATCAACTTCTACCAGCCCGCAAATGGTGGTAGAAGTTGTTACAATATAGATAAGACCCGTTCTTTACTGGTTCTGTTCGAAATGATTAAGAAACAGCAGGTAACTCTTCCCGACTGGGAAAAGAACGACGGGAAGACTAAGGATGTATTGAGTGATCTGCTGAATATAATGCAGGAGACGAGAGAAACTCCCCGCGGTAAGGATTATACCCTTATGATTAAAGTCCCTAACAAAACAGATGACTTTGCTTTCTCTCTTAATCTAGCCTGTTCCGCTATCTGGCATATTAGGGGCAGGTATCCGTCGCTGGTTACCAGTGTACAGGGTCCTTCCTACGAGGATATGGCACTGGCTGACCCGCATCTAGCTAACTGGGATGTATAAAGGAAAATAATATGAGTGAAGTAAAGATAGTGTGTGGGGACGAAGAATTAGTAATAGGTGATGTTCTGGATACAGTTGTCGTATACAGTAAAGATAATAAGGATAATGAGATATGGTTCCAGACACGCTGTAAGGATTATTATAAGAAGGAACATACAGAGGAAGGTTACGAAAATATGATAGTCATTGAATTTGATAAAAGATTCTGGAAGAATAAAGATGTATTAAAACAAGTCGAAGATAAATTCGGAATAGATAAGGTGGTAGATTTATAATGAAAATAATATCTGAAGAAAGAATAAATGTTCCGACAAACGCCTGTCATGCAGCATCTATTGTATATTATGAGGGAAAGAAAATAACAGCATGGTTCGGCGGGGAGAGAGAAGGATACCTCTGCTGTATCTATACAAAGGTGGATAATAATCCTATACAGAGAACTTTCAATCCATCGTCGAGAGGCAGCTCCTGCTGGAACCCTGTTCTATTCACACATAACGATAAATTGTATATGTTTATGAAGGATGGAAGATTCTGTGACTGCTGGCAGACAGTTCTGTTTACGCTGGAGTTAAAGGGCGGGAAAGTTGTCCCTAAAGATTATATAATGTATCCCGCAGGATTCAACGGCTGTGTCAAGACGAAGCCTATTTTTAAAGGCAATATGATGGTATGCGGATCGTCCGTGGAAACTGCTATGAACTGGACATCCTATATAGAGGCTTATAAGGAGCCCTTCAACGACTTTAAGGGTAGAAGGCGCTCTAACCCTATAATTGGACCAATCACCTCTCAGGGGCTGTTACAGCCCGCTATATGGTATGCTGATGAAAAGTACCATGCATTAATGCGGAGTTCCCGGGATCTTCCATGTATATATTACAGCTCTTCCAGTAATCTATATAACTGGGATAAAGCTGTTCCTACAGATGTAATGAATCCTAACAGCTCTATCGATGTCGTCCACCACAGTTCCGGAAAAACATATCTGGTATGTAATCCGGATAGTAGAAACCGGTGTCCTCTGTCTCTGATGGAATTTACTGTTATACTAAAAAAAGGATTAGTTCTTAAGAAGATGCGGGCTGATCTGGATATAAAAGAAAGTATTGTTATAGACGACGATACTTCAGATACATTCTATCCGGACGCTGTCAGCAGAGAACTGTCGTATCCTTTCGCCATAGAGAATCCGGACGGGAATATAGAAGTCGCGTACACGTACCACCGTTCGGAAATACGTGTAGCGACTATCAAATGTTAAGGATTCTTTAAATATCTTTATAGAATCCTTAATAAATCCGCGAAATATACCATGTCACCAGCTTCTGTGTTATCATGGATGTTTATTTTTGATTCCTTTACCAAATTTCTAATACTATCAATAGAACAT